GAAGCTGACATTCAGTTAAGGATTGCCCTCAAGGCGGACCATTACTACATGCAGCTCCAGGCTATCCGCGAGGCCGCGTTTGGTGAGGTCCACGGCATTATGGCGGAGGATCTGTCATTCATGAGCGAACGAGAATGAGCGAGGCACCCAAACGTAAGAAGCGCAACGCAGTCTATCGCAGTCCAGAGTCCCGTGCTAGGCAACTAGCCGGGCTTTCTGGCGTAAAGATAGAGAAACATGTGCCAGGCGTAGTCATGGAAAAGGTTAACGGTCAGGGTGCTTTAGCCGGGATACCGCCGGAGATACAGAAGAAGGTGTTAGATCTATTCGTCACAGGGCAGCACAGCCGGGCGATAGCCATGCAGCTCGGTATCAGCGAGCGAAGCGTGGATGAGATTAAGGTGAGTGCGCTCGACATGGATAGCCAGTTCAGGAATGCGTACTTCAACACGAACTTGAAGGCGAAGCTGCAAAGTGTCATCGACGGCGCTGCGCAACGTGTCATGGAGTTAATGCCCGAGATGTCCGCCAAGGACGCTGTGCTGGCGCTAGGCATCACGCTGGACAAGTATGCTAACTTAGAGAAGAACAAGACGCCGGATGCGCTGCATCAGCATGTCCACCTGCATACTAACCAAGATATCTCTGCCGCTTTCATGGCGGCCCTTAAGCCGCCGAAAGCACAAGACCATGCTGGAACGATTGAAAACGAGTGATGCGATGGCGAAACTAGATTCCAAATCCGAAATTCAAATTTCAAATTCAAATTTCAAAATCAAATCTCAAATTCAAAATTCAAATTTGGTTTTGCCCTCTAGGATTGACCTGGCCAACGAGGTTCTTGACCTGCGCGATCTGACCGAGCGGTATTGGCGCATCATACAAGCGCAGCATGTTCGCATCGCGCTGCTAGAGAACGACTTGCGATGTGTGACGATTGCGAAGCTCTAGAAGAGGAGGCTGAGTTTTATGCGAGTGAGGCCGCGCGTTGGCGGGAGATGCATGCGGTATCACATAGGCGTGAAGTTAGGTTAGCGCGCCAGCTGTCTACGTTGCTGGCGAGTCTGCGTAGGGTTGCGCGAGAGGTGCGAGGAATGGGGCAGAATTAAGGCAAAGAAAAGCCCCTAGGCGCGAAACCTAGGGGCCTTTGGTGCGCAGGTTAAACCATACCGCGTATTACGTTCCTATAAAGCGCGCGGTTTTCCGAGTGAAGCCGGACTGTTGCCTTGTAAAGCGTGCGTCTGTTGGCCCTAGAAAGCGTTTGCCAAAAAGCTGGCTTGAATCGGCTTCGAACGTACCGAAAAGCGCTGGTATAGGTGTCGGACACGTGCAAGCGCGCTACGATAGGATATAGCTGTGAGATGGCGCAAGAGAGGGAAATTCTTTTCATAAGATTAGATGGAAACTACAAACCCGGATGTGGATCGCTTTGCTTTACCCTTCGCGGTTAATCCGACCACGCAACCTTTCGGGTCTAAAAACCGAAGGTCGGATTCATCTCCGATGATAACCCGCTTACCAAGGTACCGCTTGGGGAGCGTCTTTCGGAAAACCACAGCAACATTACCGCGGGCCTCGAGAACACGCTTGCAATCGGCTTCGTTTGTTTCCGATCGAGAGAATACCAGGCGGTAGTTTTTTGGGTGTAAACCTTTAGCGTTGTCTAAAGCGCGCTTGGGATTCTTGGTGTAGTCGTAAAAGGCAACCCTCGGGAAAAGGTTCATGAGGTTCAACCCGTTAACCTTCAGCTTTTCCCAAGCGATATCGGACGTCCCATTTAGGCGCACCACCGGACGCAACCCGAGCTTAAGCGCCTTAAGCTGCAAAGCGTGAATGTCTAAGGCTAAGTTACAAAGAAAAGTTGCGTTTGCTTTGAAGAATAAAGCGGTTTTAGCGCGCCGTGCTTTTTGAACCGAATTGAAAGCGCCACGGCCGGCCGAGTTAAGGCAATCGGCCGAACACCCTGGCGATGCAAATGGACACACGTTTCCGAAGCCGCCAAGGTCTAATGGTGAAAGGTAGAGAATCCCGGTCAAAAAGCCGAAGAATTCACCCTTTACGGTTTTAGCATCGTTGCTAATGCCAAGCAATTCACGGCGCTGAAAGCCGCTTGGCAAGGTTAGCCCGAGTAGGTGTGCAGTACGGTAAAAGCCGCGGCCGACGGTGTAGAGGCAATGTTTAGATGGTGCGTTCATATGTTGCTTTTTTGTAGTGTGTTGTGTTGTTGGTTTACTTGCGGCTTGCTTTGCGCCAGTCGCAATACACTGACGCCCATAGTGATGCTGCAATGAGCACGCATCCCGCAGATGCGAGCATGAGTGCAAGGCGTACATACGCAGCGTATTCAAGAGCGTTCATAGATTCGGTTGTCATAGGATTAAGCGTAGATTGCTGTTTCAATGCGGGTTACGATTGAGGATGGATAAGATTTTGCAATGATGCGCTGTGCTCCCCTGTAAGTTAGGCGATAGCGGCGGTTGAGCCAGATCTGGCGATCCTCAAATGCCTGATATTGCGGGCAATAGGTTGAGATAGTAACGATGTTTGCGATCATAGGATGTAGTAGTGTGGTTGGGGTTGGTTATTTGCTGGCCTTCTGTGCTGCGTTAAGCGCCTCAAGCGCAACGATTACGCGTTTACATGCAGCAAGCCGCGCTTTACCGAAGATATCGGCCTCGCGGATTGCAAGTACTTCGGCGTGCGCGGATTGGAGCTCTGCGTTGAGGGAGTCGATGGTTGATGTAGTTGTCATACGTGAGCAAAGATAGCGCTGCACTATACGATAGCAACAAAAAAGTAACGATAGGCAAAGAAAAGCGTGTAGTGCGTGCGTGCCTGGTAAGTGCACGAGAGGCGCGACTGTGGGACGTGCGTGCGGAGTGCGTGCGGTGCGTAAATTCGGGGAGCAGTTCGGGGAGCTCGCGAGTGACGTGCTGATCGGAGCAAATGTGCGGAGCGGTGCGCAAATGTGCGGAGAGCGTGCGGCGGAGATAGTTCGTACACGAAGTAAGCGGGAATACCCTAGTGAGTTGGTAAGGTATTCGATTCGTTACGGCCCTCACGGCACACGCAACGACCGCGCGCGCCCGCGCCCGCCCCTCGCGGCACCCGCCGGACGTCCCCTCGGCCCGTCAAACGTGGCCCACCGAGCACCAAACCAGCCGTCTCGTCACCCCTCGTTTGACCGGCCCTTGCAAGCGGCTGCGGCTGAGCGGGTTCGGCATAACACAATACAAGACAAGTCATAAAGAGTGGGGTTTTACTCTGTAGGAATGCATTTTGACGCGTGAAAGCCGGCAGGCAGGGGGGGAGGGGGTTCGACCTGTTATTACGCCGGCGACTTCGACGCATAGCCCCCCTCAGATTTTTTATTTGCAACTGGCCCCCTTCGCACTTGCCCTACGCTCGTAGCTTGGCCTAGCCTGCTCGTGGCAGCGTGCGTACACACTGTGCCGCTGGGTACGATAGACGAGTTCTGTGGGGATCTCGTCGAGCGGGGGCCCGGTTAGCTGGCCCTTGTTGGGCGTAAGCTTGCGCTGCCTATTCCTTTACTGTACCGTCGCTAGTACTATGACCAAGTACACACTAAGCGAGAAGACGGTTAAGCAGCACTTAGGCCCCGCGTATAGGCCGTTAGCGTACAAGCTTGATGAGGACTACATCGAGCGTAAGGCCTTCAAGGGCATTCGACGTATCTACAGGAGCGACCTGCTTGATGGTACGCTAGCGTGTGAAGCAGCCGAGCAGCCGGTGGATGAGCCTGCTTTAGTGATACCAGTGACACCTGTGCCGGTTCCACCACCCTTACCGACAAGTGACGAGGTTACGGAACAAACGATCGTCCAGGTGTATCACAATACTCGGTGGGTAAAGACTGACGTGGAGGATAGAGTGTTTGTGGGTGCTAAAGGCATCAACTTTCGCAGAGGACAGAAGATTCGGGTTAAGAACAAGATCATATGCATAAGATGACGCTTAAGGACAAGTTAGCGGTATACAACAAGCTTGAGCAGCTTAAGAGTAAGCTTAAGTCGCTTATCATAGCACTTAGCGCAGGTTATGTTCTGCATATCGCGCTTAAGTGGGCGTTAAGCTTAGTGAACGCACAAGAGATGCAGCTTAACACGTTTGAGTTGGCTATACTCTGGATTATCTGTTCTTAAGCTTGAGCTTACTTCTTACTGTGTAGTTAAAGTTTGGCTTTATCTACTCTCTTACTCTAGCTTCGTGTTGCCGTGCGCACCGGGCTCCGCCCAGTGCTTACTCTCGCAGCTAACGCTGCTCACAGGAGGAGATAAACAATCCGGCAAGGAGAGTTGCGAGTGAGCATAGTACCCCCAAGACTCAGCATTACTGCCTATCTTGGGGGAGTACTATACAAAAATGAGATCAACGATCCGTATAAGTGTCGTCGTTCGTTTCGCAATTACAGTCGTGAGTGATGGCTACCCGTTCGGGAAACTCTTGCCCTTCTCGTAGGCGTGACTGTCAGCACTCTGCAACTTTGAGACCGAAGCAGATGTTTAATCCAGCTCAAGAGGAATAGCTGGAACCATTTAGTCGCTCGTGCGTCCGGTGTTTCAGGTTGCGCAGAAGGTACACGGTCGTTATTTGACGACACTGAGAATCTAGAGCATCTTCAGGGAAAGTCAACACTATGAATGAAGAAAAACAGGAAATTATCGAGAAAGTTTTAGCCTATAAGCTGGAGGAACATCCGACGTTGCCAGCGCCCAATAAGCGGCAGCGCCTGGAGATGATCGAGAACATTGGCCCGGAGAAGGTGCTTGATCTGTTCCTGATGCGGGAGAACAAGATTAAGGCGGAACTGAACGATCCCATGCGGTATGGCCACGAGCTGCCGCACTGGCCGGATGCGGACAGGCTGCTCGATCGCTTTAACGAGATTGTCGTCCTTGGGGGGAACAGATGTTTGGCCGGTGAGACGGAGATATACGATCCTGTGGCAAAGGTTTACAGGCGCATAGATCAGATTACCGAGCCGTTTTACGTTGAGTCCTGGGACTTTGATCTTAAGAAGAAAGTACAGGGACGCGCATCAAAGCCCTTTCAGAAGCCTGTTGATAACTTATACCGCGCTGTTCTAAGCAATGGAGAACAAATTCTTTGTTCGGCAGAGCATCGAGTTTCAACTCCCTTCGGATGGAGTTCCCTAAAAGACATCGGACTCGGAGGGCTTGTCGCTTCTCATCTGACAGACAAAAGTTGGTTCTTTTTTTTCCTTGGTGCGCTGCCCTTATTCTTGCTAAACCTTCTTCCGTCCAACGTGGGCACTTACCTTTCAAGGTTGCGCGAAGATGTTCTGCATTGGAGCGAAACAGTTCAAGATTTTCTATCCGATTGTCCGTCGTCACTTCGTTTTTATGATGGACGACTTCTTTCGGGTCTAAAAACCGTCCTAGGTGGGCTTCCATCACAAGTCGATGCTCAAGAATGTAAGGAGTATGCCTTTTACGATGAGGATGGTCGGGCGCGTAAATCTCAATGTACCCGTCCTTATTTTGTATTCGGCCTCCACGCCATCCTTTGTGCAGGCTCCCGCTTCTTGGCCCGCTTCTCGGACATTGGATGCCATATTCACGGCACACCTTCGACAGATACGCTGTTGAGTATTTGTGACCATGTAGGCGCTGAATTTCATCCAAAATGCTCTGCAAGGTGTCTCCGCGCGCGATTGCGGCGGCTAGTTCAGTCTGCGATATCATTGACTTTAAGGGTGGTCTCATGGGCTTTAACTAAACACAACGAACTTAGACTCGTCAAGGTTTATCATAAACGAAAAGATACAGTATGGGATATCTCCGTTGATGGGCATGTTAACTACTTTATTGGAAGCATTTTACATAAAAATTCAGGCAAGACCGAGTACGCAGCCAAACGTATGGCTCAAGCTTTTGTGGGGACAGATCTCAACGGCCAAGCGCCGTCCTGGGTGAAAGAACGCTACAACAAGCGCAACGTCCGTATCTGGTGCTTTCACACTAACCACATGACAAGTGTGTCCGCCCAGCAGAACGTCTTCTACAAGTACCTGCCGCCGGAGATTCGCAATATCAAGCGCACCAACCATACACAGATCAGCTTTAGCCAGAAGAACGGGTTCAGCGACAATACTGCGGTGTACATGGGCAACCAGATCTGGTTCCTTAACTATGCCCAGGACATTAAGGTCGTCGAAGGTGGTGAGGTGGACTACGTCTGGTGCGATGAACTTGTCCCGCAGAACTGGCTCGACACCCTGCGCTACCGTCTGGTTACCCGGTCAGGTAAGCTGATTGTCACCTTTACGCCGGTGCAGGGCTACACTCAGGTCGTGAAGGAGTACATCAACAGTGCCAAGGTGACGGCTACCCGTAAATCTCCATTGTTACCCAATAACAATGTTCTAACGGTCCCTAAGGGCGAAATGCCCTACCAAGCTGAGAACTTGTATGGCAGACATGCCTGCATCTGGTATCATACCGAGCTTAACCCGTATAACAACTGGGAGCGCATGAAGCAGGAGTTGTCTGGCCGTTCCAGCCATGACATTAAGATTCGCGCTTATGGTTGGGCAGATCAGACGGCTGGTTCCGAGTTTCCCATGTTTGGTGACCATAACCTGTGGAAAGGTGACGCGGAAGAGGTTATTCCTGACGGAAGTAACTATATGGCGGTTGATCCTGCCGGAGCCCGTAACTGGTTTATGCTCTGGGGTAGAGTAGATAAGCACGGTATACTATGGGTCTACCGTGAGTGGCCGGACCAAAGCTATGGCGAGTGGGCGCTTCCTAGTGACAAGGCCGACGGACGAGCTGGACCGGCACAGAAGGCAGGCGCTGGCCGTGGAGTGAACGAGTACACCGAGCTTATTTGGAGCCTTGAGACTGCCGGAGACAAGCGCGAGATGATCGTGGACCGCTGGATTGACCCTAGGACGGCTGGCACTGAGACGATCACTAAGGATGGCGGCGTTACAGTGCTAGACTTGCTTTATCAGGCTGATAATCCGCTTATGTTTACACCTTCAGCAGCCTTACCAATTGAGGAGCGTGTAATGATTATCAATGATCTTTTGTCGTGGGATAGAGAAAAACCAATGGTAATGGGTGTAAACCACCCAAAATTAATGGTTCACGAGTCTTGTCAGAACTTAATATACAGTTTAAAGGAATGGTCTGGACAAGACGGACAAAAAGGTGCTAGTAAAGATCCAATTGACGCCTTAGGGTATATGGTGGTAATGCAGCCACAATATTTTGGAGGCGAACAATGGGAAAAGCAAGTTAAGCAAATGGCTAAGTGCGGTTCCTATTAAAAGTTTAATTGTCTATGTATTCAGCTTCTTCAGATCCTTTAGCTATTGCAACAGCCGTCCCTGACGTTGGGGATCTGTTGAGTGAGTACAATCGTGCAATGATTAACTCGACGCAGGGTAACCTGACGACGAAGTTCGATGATGTGCGTTTTGCTCGGTGGGCTGGACAAAGTGAAGACGGGAAAAAGCATAGTAATTTGCGTAACGAAGGTGACCCGGCTTGGCCGTTTGAAGGCGCTAGCGACGTTCGCAACCGGTTGATCGACTCTACCTGCAACGAGTTGTCTGCGCTGATGGTGACTGCGTTTGAACGGGCCACGATTCGCACAAGTGGCATCGACATGAACGACATGACGATTAGTGGCATTGCTACTACGTTGCTTCATTGGATTCGCGACAGCAAGATGCCGCTAGAGCTTCGCAGGGAAGCTGAACTTGGCGCCCAGTACGCCTTTCAATACGGTTGGTCTGCCTTTTTTATTGGCTGGAGACAGAACATCAGCAAGCGCGATCAGCCGGTGACGATGAATGAGATCGTGGCTTTGGCGCAGCAGTCACAAAGTCCAACGCTCATGCAGTTGCCGGACTTGATCATGCAGCAGTCTGATGAAGCTGCGGCTATTCTTGAGGCAACTATTCCAGATTTAACTGCCACTGACGCAAAGCGAATGGTCAAGGAATTGGCCGAAACTGGAGCTACGACTAGAGATGAAGAATACGTTAGCAAAAACCTTCCTGAGATTATTGCTCTTAAGCCTTGGGATGAAGTTCTTGTTCCGCCTGAGACAGCAGACTTACAGCGAGCCCGCGTAATCTTCCGCCGGACGTGGATGTCTGAAGTGGAGATTCGCGAAAAGATTACTACTGAAGGCTGGAACGCAGACTGGGTAGAGTTGGCTGTGCAGATGGCTGGCAAAAGCAGCACGATGTACAACACAAACATCCTGCCTAGCACGGAGCTATTGGTGTACAACGGCATCAACTATCAGAACATGATTGAGATCGTGTACTGTTACACCAAGAGCTTGGATGGCAAGGCTCCGTGTATCTACTACACTGTCATCTGTCCACAAGCAGCTGTTGATCACCGTAAAGAACAAATCTCTTACGCTATCCATGAAAGACTTGATTACGCGCACGGAGAGTATCCGTTTGTGGAGTTCCGTCGTGAGTGCATTCGCCGTGCCATTATTGATACTCGCGGCGTCCCTGAGCTTGCTCACACGGACCAAGATGAAGTTAAAGCGCAGCACGATTCCATCCGGGATTATACTGCCTTCGCGACTCTTCCTCCCATCAAAGTTGTTAAACGAATTGGAGCAATCAACCGAATTGGCCCCGGAGTATCTTTGCCGGTTGTAAACCAGAGCGACTACTCGTTCATGGAACCACCGGCCCGCGAGCCTGGTGTAGCGTTTAACTTGATTAATCGAGTTGAAGCCAGTCATGCGTCTTACTTTGGAACAATCAATCCAGGGGCAGATCCGCGTAAGACGCAGCTTACTCAGCAGATGATTGTTAACACTTGGCTGTTAACTTGGCGGACCATATTTAGGCAGATGTTCAGCCTGTGCTGTCAGTACATGTCGCCTGCTGAAATACAGCGCATCACTGGTGGACAGTTGCCGCAAAGCCTGTCTGAAATCCATAACGAGTTTGATCTTACGGTCAAGTTTGACGTGATGGATTTAGACAAGGACTACATTGCACAGAAAATTGATTTCCTTACCAAGGTTGCTCAACTCGATACTGGTGGAGTGTTAAACAGAAACAAGCTTACCGAGATGATGATTCAGGCTATTGCTCCAGAGGTAGCAAAAGACTTGATCCTTAATCCGCAGGATGCAAGCAAGCAGATGTTTAAAGACGTGCAGTCTGACATTGGCAACATGCTGCTTGGTAATGAGGCGCTGTATCAAGAGAACGATCCTACGGCACAGACTAAGTTGCAGTACGCACAACAGATTATGCAGGCTAATCCAAAGGCTCAAGCTGCGCTTCAGCAGGATCAGAACTTCAAGGCGCTGTTTGAGAATTATGTTAAGAGCCTTCAGATGTCTGTTATGCAGCAGCAAAACGCGCAGATTGGCCGAATTGGCGTAACCCCAGTGGCGCAACAAGCGCAACAGTAATATGACGGATAATCAAAAGAACGCCTTTGGCTTTTCAGGGAAAAACTTACTTTGGAGTGAGCTTTTACTGCATTTAAACGAAATTCAGACAGCATTAACGCTTCAGGCAATTGCTCAATCTTGCAGGGGAGAAGATAGAGTGCATCTATGTGGGCAAGCTGATGCCGTTAATTATGTTATATCATCTTTGATAAATATAAGACAGGAGGCTAGACAATTAAATGGCTTGACTCCTGAAGAAGATTTGGCATAAAGCCACTAACGGGCCTTCCAGCGTTACTGGATTGATTAAATAAAGGGCTTGCTACCGTTATAGCATGAATAACACAAACTCACAGCCTGACGCCGGGAGTCAGGAGGCAGACAGTACACCCGTTGCAAATAACCTCGGAAGACTTGATGAACACAGCCTAGCTGATTTTGTTAAGTCCAATTTCCTAAACGAGGAGGAGGCGGCTCCAGCCAAAGAGGAGCAGGCAGAACCTGAAGTGGAAACTCAAGAGCCAATTACGGACTCGGAAGTGGAAGCTGAAGCGGAAGCCGATCAGTCCACCGATGAAGAAGGTGAGCCTGAAGAGAGTTCTTTGAGCCGAGGCGTACAGAAGCGCATCAACAAATTAGTTGCTGCGAAAAAGGCCGCTCAGGCACAACTTGAAGAGAGAGAAGCCAGATTAGCGCAAATGGAGCGCGAGCTGCAGGCATTAAAGTCTGTTCCGCAAACCAGTGCGCCAACCGTATCTGACGCTATTGAGGCGCTTAGTTCCGTTCAGGAAGTAAATGCTGAATATCAGCGAGCATTATATGTGTTGGATTGGTGCGAAGATAATCCAGATGGCGGTGTAATTACTGATCCGCAAGGTAATCAGGTTGAATTAGACAACCATCAGGTTCGCGACATGAGAAAACTGGCTAGACGTAGAAAGGAAATTGAGTTGCCAGCTAGGCTTCAATATTTGAACCAAAAGTCTCAAATTGAACCAGTGCTGACAGCTAAACATCCTTGGATGCGTAAGCCGGAAAGCGAAGAATACAGGGTAGCACAGCAAGTATTGCGTGATTTCCCTGAAGTAAAACGCCGCCCGGATCACATGCATCTGGTTGCTGCATTGATTGAAGGACTAAAGGTATTTGCAGAACGAGATTCTGGAAAGGCCAAAGTCGCACCAATTAAGCGAGCACCAGCACAGCCAAGCGTCAAAGCTCCTCCTAAAGTTGATAAAGATGACTCTTCTCGAGCACAAAAGTCCTTTCTTAGGGATACTTCAAGCAGAGATGGATTGAGTGACCTAGTAAAAGCAATGGGGTTTGTGTAAGCCCCAATTTAACTCAGTAACCTAACTCAACCTATTTAGTATTATGGCACTTCTAACTGAACCTAATCTTAGCGGTCGCGGTAAACGCGAAGACCTCATGGACATGATTGCGCTTGTCGATGCAAAAGACACGCCGTTCACTTCTATGGCTCGTAAAGGCAGCAAGCCCGGAAATATGTATTTCCGCTGGCAGGCTGATAGCAATCCTGCTCCTCAAGTGGGTGGAACTGTTGACGGCACGGACGTCAGCACCTACACCAACTGGGATGTGGGCTACCGCGCCGAGCTAGCAAACTACGCTCAGGTGTTTCGTATGCCTGCTGTTCGTGTATCCAAGCTCTCCACTGACATCGCCCAGGTGGCCGGTGTGCGTGATGAGTTGGCATACAACGTCAGCAAGTCCATCCTTCAGTGCAAGCGTTCGATTGAGACGACTCTCTGCTCGAACCAGACTGCACAGCAGGACAACGGATCTGTTCCTTACCTCACGGCAGGGATTCAGACATGGATCAGCACCGCTGGTACGGGCACCCCTACTCCCGGCGATGTTCCTTCACAGTTCCGCACTCCTTCAACCTCGATCTTGACTGGTGCATCCAGCGCATTGACCGACGTTGCTGTGCAGGGAATGCTTAAGAGCATCTACGATCAGACTGGTCAGTACCGCTCGTTCGACGCCATCGTTGGCACCGATTTGAAGCGTGCATTCACCAGCCTGCTTGGGACAACTCAGCTCACCACGACCTCCACTGCTGGAGTTCTTGGCGCTGGCGCAACCAAAGTGCAGACCTTCCAACGCGACGCTGCGGCTGAAACGTATGTTCAGTCCGTGGACGTGTTCCAGGGTGATTTCGGCACTGTCAAGTTGCACCCAACGGTGTTCCTTGGCACGATCTCTGGCGGCGCATGGACGGTTACACCGTACAAAGGTCTTGTCTTGAACATGGACTTGATCGAAGTTCGTTACGGCGGAAACGTCGCCGCTGTCCAGTCGCTGCCCGATTTCGGTGGCGGTCCTGCTCGCGTCGTAGAAGCCGTCTGCGGTCTCGTTGTCGGGAACCCATTGGGTCTTGGCAAGTTTGACTTCAGCTCGTAGGCTTGATTGCTGACTGTGTGCCCGTTCCCGCAGTATACTAGGACGGATCGAACGCCGGAAGCCCGCTAGGCGTGACACTCTGGAGAGACAGAGACAATTTTATGATTGATATTGACCCTAGCTTAATTCCCGCAATGGAAGCCGAGTTTCGGCGCGGCTGGCAGATGAACCGTATTCAAGCTGAGATTGACTCCAAGAACTCTGCCAAGTTTACAAAGATGCGGCACAAGTCGATTGACGGGATTGGGCAAAAAGTTGGCAGCATTCCCGGACAAGCGTACCACTTCTGGGGGCATAAGCTCGGGTATCAATGTTGGGATGACGAAAAGTTTCTTGCTGAATTTTGGAGAGATAATCCTCAGTGCAAAGTTAACTCTGGCGGTACAAAAGAAATTAGTGTAGGTTGGGTTCCATCCACTAACGTAAGATCCCGCACTGTCTACGCATGAAAGCTGTTCCATTTAGCGACATCTTGTCTGAAGTTTGCCAACTCATTGGGTTGGACAGATCGACGCTAAATGACAAGAGTTTTGCTTCTATTCGTGACTTTACGTCCCGTAGAATAGGAACAATATGGGATCGCGAAGAATGGCCTGACATCAACAGGTTCATTAAAACATTCACGGGTAACCCAGTTAGTGCCGCTGCATTTGTCAATCCGCCTGTTTTGCAAACAGAGTCTTTGCTGGATTTAACAACTCAAGATCTGCTGCCTCTTTTCCAGCAATTTGAAGAAAATACAATCGGACTAAAGTTGACTTTGGATTCCAACTTTCCAAGGGTTTACTTGGCTGATTTCTTTGAAGATGCCTACAGGCTTGGAACTATCACGCAAACGGAAGTGGCGTTTGAGAATCCGTTTTATTACAGTTACAATGGCGAGCTTGTAAGTCTTTCAGACAAAAAGTACACGTTCACCTACACGGCGGCTACAGACGCAAATGGCGCATATATCTCGGATATAACCATTAAGTTGCCATACGAGTCGTCTATTACTTTTCCGACCTATCAAGGCCCTAACGGAAATCTGACAACTACTGTGTTGTTTGACAAGAATCCACAGCGGCTTGTTCAAATGCCAACTGGATCTTTACAGGGACTTGCAGCATGGCAGCGGGATCCGCGATTAACGACACGAGTTGTGCCTGTAGATTTTACAGTGGAGGATATAGATGATATTCCGGCCACTACAAAGACTGTAGATGTCACTTACCTTCGCTTTTTACAGAACGGAGAAAAGCACATACAGTATAGGCTCGATGCTCCAAGGTTGACTGGCAACCAGTTTGAAAACGCCACTGCATACGCGGTTGGCTCGCAAGTGTATTACGACACGCTTCAGTTGTCTTCAGCATACGAGCCAACAAATGCAGGACGCGGAACTAAGGCCAATTTCTGGAACTCTGTGGTAGCTTCAAGTTCAGTTGCTCCAGCAGATCCACCTAACCAATATTGGGAAGTTGTTGCAATTCCGTACAGATTTAAAGATTTTTTGGTAAACGGAGTTAGCTCAGACTTCCTGAAGTCAGAAGGAAGAACTGATGAGGCTGTTGTCTTTGATCAGATTGCCGAGATGGCGGTTCAGCAGCAGATTGATGTCTTGATTCGTCAGCAAGGACAAGTTCAGAAAATGAACATGGCCTACACATACTAAGTATGATTGGAAAATTTCTTATCAAGAAGAATGGTACGCCAGCAGCTCCAGGCGCAAAGATTGTTGCGCGGATTGGAATTAAAGGAGACAAAGAGACATTTAAGTTTCGCAAACAAGCGTATGTTCCGCCAACTCCTCCTGTTACTGAATATCAGATATTGACTGAAGCAGGGGACTACCTTAATAATGAGTTTAGTTATCGCATTACCACGAGTTAATTATGCCTAGAATCACAGATTTAACTTCAGCGTCAACGGTCGCGCTCACCGATACGCTTGTCCTTGTTCAGAGTGGGACTACTAAAAAATGCGATGTATCGCAGGTAAAGACACTCAATGCAGCAGAGCTTACTAGTGGAACGCTAGGTACTGCTCGGTTGCCTGTTGTGCCTGTGGCTAGTGGCGGCACTGGATCAAGCAGCGCGACGGCTGCTTTAGCGGCACTTAACGCACAGCCTGCTCTAACCTCTGCTTCTCCACTGGCTATTTTAGGAGGAGGAACCGGGGCAACTACAGCCGTTGCCGCGCTGTCCAATCTCGGTGGTGTTACGTCTGCAAATGTGCCCGCTCTTGTGACTGCGCAGTTGTCTGCGTACACATTGTTGACCACGTCTGCTGCTTTTCAGAATAGCGCACAAGTTTTGGCGTTAGCATCCACACAAATCGCTGCAATTACACCGGATAGCATTGGAGCAATAGCAACTAGCGCAGCTTCTGGTTTTGCTACGACCACTCAAATTTCTGGCATTGCTAACACTGCGCAGTTGGCTGCGCTTCAAAACAGCGCACAGGTTAGAGCGTTGACTACAGCTCAACTTAATGCAATCAGCATTAACTCTGGCAGTGGGCTAACTGGCGGCGGAACAATTGACACAAGCCGCACGATTGCGCTTCAGACTTCTGGTGTTATATCGGATGTTTACGGAAGCAATTCTACAATTCCAATCATTAGCGTAGATGCTTTTGGCCGCATCACAGGCGCAACAAGCGTAGGCGTGTCTAGTACCGCTGGCGGAACTGTGACTTCTGTAGGAGCCACATCCAGCACGTTGGCTATTTCGAACAGCCCGATAATCTTTTCTGGGGCGCTTCAAATTGACCTTGCAACTACTGGCGTTGCTGCAATTACAGCAGGATCTAGCGCACAGTCAGCGGTTATAACGGTAGATGCTTATGGGCGAGTAACCAACTTGGAAACCGCAACAATTGCGGGGCTTTCTCCAAGTGGAGTAGTTGCTGGAACATATGGATCTGCAAGTTCTGTTGGAGTATTTGCTGTAAATTCAAACGGCGTTTTAACTGGCGCGACAGAACAAGTTTTGTCTATTGCTGCAAGCCAAGTTCTAGCAGGGCTAACATCCGCGCAAATAACAGGTTTGTCTGCCGCTCAAGTAGGAGCCGGGATTACTTCAGATCAAATCAATACGCTTCCAACTTCAAAAATAAGTGGTTTAGCAGCGTCAGCAACAACTGACACAACAAATGCCTCAAACATTACGACAGGCACTCTAGCATCTGCTCGTGTTGGTACTGGGATTACTTCTGCTCAAGTAACTGGATTATCTGCTTCGCAAATTGGAGCTGGAATTACATCAGCGCAGATTACTGGCTTGTCTGCTGCACAGGTTGGAGCAGGATTAACATCCGCGCAACTTTCGTCAATTTCATCCGCTGCTTTGCCAGCCTCCGGCGCAACTGCCGGATCATACGGAAGCTCTACTCAAATTGCCGCACTTACCGTTGACGCAAAAGGTAGAATTACAGCAGTTTCAAATGTTGCTGCTTCTGGCGGTGGAGGTGTAACTGTAGTGTCTGCGCTTAAAGAAACAATTACCACAAGTGCAACGGCTGCAAGCGCAACCACAATTCAGTTCGATGCATCAACTCAAGGCGTGTTGTATTATACGCTAAATGCAACAGCGGCATTTCCTTTAAATGTACGCGGGAATTCAACTACTACACTAAACTCATTTTTGGCTGTAGGGCAGTCAGTGACGATAGTGTTCTTGAATACTACAGGAACAACCGGGTTTGGACTAATAGGAAATACCAGCTTTACGATTGATGGATCAACGGCAAACAGAACGCTTAGATGGCTAAATGCAGCACTGCCAGTTGCCTCATCAAACTCAATAGATGCTTGGTCTTTTACTATTGTAAAAACAGCAGATAACGTGTTTAGCGTGCTTGGTAGTTTATCGAGCTTTGCGTAATATGGCACTTTTAAGTACATTTTCAGCCGTTTCATCTAGGCCGTTTAGAAACTTCAGAATTGGATCTGGAAGTTTAACTGTAAATTACACTGTAATTGGCGGAGGTGGCGCAGGCGGAAGTGGACAAATTGGACAAGCCTTTGGTTATGGTGCTGGCGGAGCTGGCGGTTTGCTGGAAGCAACATCTGTTGTAATAGATAGATTAGCAACTGTAGTTGTAGGAGCCGGAGGAGCTGCAATTTCTCGTAACCTTGTAGGCCAAAATGGATCTAAAACTACTCTATATAATGGCTACGGCTTAAATGTTGTTGCGTTAGGTGGAGGAGGAAGTGTTCAGAATGGCGGATCTGGTGGAGGAGCCAACGGAACAACTGGCGGACTTGGAACTGCTGGGCAAGGCAACAACGGTGCTGGAGCTTCAACTAACGTACATAGCGGCGGCGGGGGCGGAGCTGGATCTGCTGGAATTTTTGCAAACGGAACAGGTGGAGGTGGTGGAGGTGCAGGGCTAGCATGCGCTGCAACCGATAATGTTGTTAGAGCAGGCGGTGGGGGAGGATATTGGTATGATGGAGTAAACTTTACTAAGGGATTAGGAGGGACAGGCGGCGGCGGCGATGGAGCAAGTGACTTTAGAAGTTCAGGAGGTTCGTTTACAGTTGCTCAAAGTGGTAGCATTAACACTGGAGGTGGCGGCGGAAACGACCTTGCATTTCAAACTCCAATATCCGGCGGATCTGGAATTGTAATTATTCGATACACTAGTCCTACAATTTTAGCTAGAGGTGGAACAATTACTCAAAGCGGCGGTTTTGTTTACCACACATTTACAACTTCAGGGACATTTGTAATTAATTAACATGGCTCACTTTGCTGAAATTAAAGACGGAATTGTTCAACGAGTAATTGTTGCTGAACAGGATTTTATTGACTCTGGCGTTTTGTCTGGAACATGGGTGCAAACAAGCTACAACACGCACGCCGGACAACATCCAGAAGGTCGTCCATTGCGAAAGAACTACGCCGGAATTGGGTTTGTCTATGATGAGGCACGCGATGCTTTCTATGCTCCACAGCCATTTCCTTCATGGGTTTTAAATGAAGAGACTTGCATCTGGGAAGCTCCTGTGGCATATCCGTCTGACGGCAATAGGTACAATTGGGATGAGCCTTCTCTTTCTTGGGTTTTAATTAGTTAATCGTATGCCTGACGTAAAAATCTCTGCACTTCCATCAGCAACCGCAGTTGGCACCGCTGACATCTTTGTCCTCAATCAAGGAGGGATAACCAAAACAGCCTCCAAGTCGTTGGTGATTGCTGGGCTTGCTACCACCGACCAGATTGGTGGCCTTAACAGCGCACAGGTTCAAGCACTGACGTCAGATCAGATTGCAGCCATTACGCCTGCCACTATTGGTGCGCTTTCAACCGATGCGGCATCTGGATTTGCCACTACTCAGCAGATTGTAGGCATTGCGTTTACTTCACAGTTGTCTGGGTTTGCCACAACTGAACAAATTAGCGGGTTTACCAACACGGCACAAGTAAGCGCAATTGCCTCCGCTCAGATTGCGGCTATCACGCCAGCAAGCATTGGAGCTTTTGCTACAAGTGCAATCATCGGAATTGGCAATGGTGGAACTGGAGCCACAGACGCACCTAGCGCACTTGCTGCATTGGGCGGGATCACTTCAGCTCAAGTGCCAGCTTTAGACACGGCCCAGTTGTCTGCTTATGTGCTGAAGGCTGGGTCTACGATGGACGGTCGCCTTATCATGGCGGCAACCACGGCTCAGGCTAAAGCCAACATTGGAGGATTTATTGGCGCGGCTTCTCCATCAACTATTGTGGCTGGGGATGTGTGGGTTAGTAATCAAAGCAAACTTACATTTTCTCCAAGCACTGGAGTGAATGTTGGAGTTGCTGGGCTAAATCAAGCAAACGCTTTTAACCAGACGCAAACCATTGGCGTGGGTGGAGCAGTAAACGCGCTTACAGTTAGCAATAACGGCACAGGTCGCGCTGCTACGTTTACGGCTGCTTCTACTTCTGCCGCTGTTTCAATCTTACAGACTGGCGCAGGTGAGGCGTTTCGCGTTGAAGATGACACTAGCCCAGACGCAACTGCATTTGTTATTTCTGCTTCTGGCCGAGTGGGGATTGGAGCAACTCCAGATGCAGTGACTGCCCTTGCTGTAGATTCCGGCGGTATTAAGTTTGGTGACGGCTCCATTCAAACAAGTGCTGCTGGAGCATTTTCTAGCGCACAGCTTTCTGGTTACGCAACTACCACGGACATTCAAGGTATAGCATTTACCTCGCAATTGTCTGCGTTTGCAACAACTGATCAGATTTCTGGATTTACCAACAGCGCACAAGTTCAGGCCATAGCATCAGCTCAGATTGCTGCAATCACTCCAGCCTCAATTGGTGCGTTTGCTACAAGTGCTATCATTGCTATCGGGAGCGGCGGAACAGGCTCAACAGACGCTGTATCTGCATTGTCTGCATTAGGGGCTGCTCCTCTTGCTTCTCCTGCCTTTACTGGCACGCCTACAGCACCAACTGCTGCTGCACAGACTAACACAACTCAAGTTGCCACAACTGCGTTTGTGTTGTCTAACTCTGGTGACAGGTACTTAACTACCTCGACAACCTCAAATACAATTACTAACGGCGCAAAGACGTTTACTGTAGCGTCCGGCCTTTCGTACACGCCAACTCAAGACATTACCATTGTCTATGATGCGGCAAACCACATGCACGGCAGTGTGACCAGTTACTCTGGAACCACACTTGTTGTAGATATTGTACAGCACAGCCAGACTAGCCCCGGCCCATACACGCAATGGACGATCAATGTTGGCGGCTTGACAAACACGGCTGGGACACTCCTGTCTGCAAACAACCTGTCTGATGTTGCCAGCCCCTCGACTTCGCTAACCAACCTTGGCGGCGTGCCTACAGCGAGGACTGTTTCTGCCGGAACAGGGTTGTCTGGTGGTGGAGATTTGACGGCAGACAGGACATTGTCTTTGGCTGACACGACGGTTACCGCTGGATCTTACGGTTCTTCGACTCAAGTTGCTGCGTTGACTGTAGACGCGCAAGGCAGGTTGACTGCTGCTGCAAATGTGGCAATCCCGCCATCTCCAGATATTCAAATATTTAATACGCCCGGAACTGCAACTTGGACAAAGCCAGACAATGCCAAACAAGTAGTTATTGAACTTGTGTCTGGTGGTGGCGGAGGAGGCGCAGGCGGGAAAGCCGCATCTGGAACTGCCGTATATGGTGGCGGCGGTGGTGGAGCAGGCGGCTATTCAATGACGCTTCTTTCCGCAGACAATCTTACGGAATCTACTTATACTGTTACTGTTGGCTCTGGGGGAGCGGGAGGAATATTTGGTGGCGCAGTAGCAACTATTGGACAACCGTCCTCATTTGCTCCATCAAGTACCCCATCTGCATTTCTTGCTCGCGCACAAAGCGGTCAGACAGCAGGGGGTGCAGGTGGAACAATAGCTCCATCAACTGGATCTGGAGGTGCGCCAAACTCAAACGCAGGAGGTGCTGCAAATATTACAGGAACAGGCGGAGCTGGAAATGCATCAGCAAACGCGCCTACAGGAGGAGGGGCAGGTGGTGGAATTACTGCTGGAGCACCAACTCCACAGGCGTTTAATGGAGGAAATGGAGCAACAAATCCATTTATTAATGTGTTTTCCGGCGGGGGTGGAGGCAGCACTGTAGCAAATGGAGCTAGCGCAATACCCGCATCAACTCGTTCTGCTGCAAGTCTTGTTATGAATGGTGGCGGAGGCGGTGGAGGCGGAGCATCTAGCTTTGCTTCTGGAAGTGGCGGGAATGGTGCTAATGGATCTGGCTATGGGACAGGCGGTGGTGGTGGCGGAGCAACAATTGGAACCGGGAATGGCGGCAATGGCGGCAATGGAGCTAGTGGTATTGTTGTGATTACAACTTACTTCTAATATGCCTAGAAAATCCACATCTCTATCCGTTGGGCGAGGCGAGAAGTTGCCTGTGTCTAAAGGGGCAGGCCTGACAGCTAAAGGTCGAGCAAAATACAACAGGGCCACAGGCAGCAACCTGAAGGCTCCTGCACCTAATCCCAAGACAAAAGCTGACGCTGGACGCAAGAAGAGCTTTTGCGCTAGAATGGCAGGCGTAGTCGCTAAAGCTAAAGGCCCAGCAGAACGAGCCAAGGCAAGCCTTAAACGCTGGAAGTGCTAATTTATGGAACATATGATGCAAGCGGCTGCAAGCAAAGTAATGGAACAAGGTTTTTCGGTCTTTGTATTGGCCGTTGCCCTCTGGTATCTGCACGTTAAACTTACCAAGGTCGAAAACAAAATTACTGAGTGCGAGCAAGATCGCCTTAAGCTTTGGGAAAAGATCTCACAACTACATAGCTAATATGAAAGAGTACCTCAAACAACCATCAACATGGCTCGGGCTTCTTAAATGGGTTCTGGCCGGATTTGGAGTAAAGACTGGACACGTTGACGCTGTAGGCGCAGCAGCATTAACAATCCTTGGAACAATCGACGTTATTCGCAACGAGAAACGATGATCGACGAACGGTCAGCTAAACACTTGGACTCGCTACTTCCTGAAGTACGAGATGCTTTTGCTGACTTTTTGATTGAAGCCAAGGAGCTGGCAGCCAAGGAAGGACTAGACTACAAGATTATCTGCGGCACTCGTTCTTGGGAGCAACAGGAGGCGCTATACGCCAAGGGGCGCACTGCACCGGGGCCAAAGGTCACCAACGCTAAACCCGGCTCAAGTATGCACAACTTTGGGTTAGCCATCGATTGCGGCGTGTTTAAGGGCAAAGTGTACATGGATGACAGCACTCCTGCTGACAAAAAAATTGCAGACATGATGCACAAGCACGCTTCAACACTCGCCGCAAAGCACAAGTTGCGGTGGGGTGGAAACTTTAAGTCTATTTACGATGCGCCTCATTTTGAGTATAATACTCCTTACACTCTTGCTGATCTGTGTGTTCGCAGGGAAAAAGGACAATCTTTAATCGCCTAACTATATGCCTAAGACCGACGCTAAAACCTTACTGATGATTCTTGGAAGCCCCATGGGCGGAAAGAGAGGAAAGTCCTGCCCTGAATGTGAGTCTCCACTTGAGTCTGATGGCTGCTGCTCTGAATGCGGGTACGGTGAAGAGGAAGACATGGAAGAGGGAGAGTACTCAGAAGAAGAGGGTGGAGAAGACATGCATAATGAGCGCATGATTGAGTTGCGTGACGATCTTCAGCGGATTGTAGACAAGCTCAGTAAGCTCATCTCTTAATGCCTTCACAGCCACAAGCTGAATCAGACAACAGCTACACTGGCTTTGCTAGTAGGCTTGATCCTGCTAATTTGCCTCCAGGCATCCTTCAGGCTGCTCAGAACGTAAGGCTACAGCGAGGCATTGCACAGCCTAGAAAGGGCTGTCAGAGGCTTACAGACGCCACTCTTAACAGCCTGACAATGGTCGGATCTGGAGTGTGGATTGACTCACTTGGCCGTGATAACATAGTGCTGGTTTTTTCCGATAGGATGTACCTATATCGGCCTGCACAGATCGGCTATCCAGAGGCAACTCTTGGCCCATACACTTATCCCACAGGACGATTTGTGTCCGCCAGCATAATTGTGGAGCCTATACAGGCTTTAGACAAGATTATCATCTTTCGAGGGCAGTACGATGATGTAACTTTTACAGCAAGTGTTACTAACGCAGACATTGCAATTGGCGCTACTGGAACAATTACAGTCACAACGACCGCCCCGCACGGCTACTCTACTGGCAACGAGGTTACTACACGATCGACTACGTTTAGGGCACAATCAGCAATTGATGGCAATTATGTTATCACAGTAACAGGGGCAAGCACTTTTACATACCAATTTACAAATACGACTGGTGTTTTAATTACAGCCAATGCAGCTCTTACTGGGTTCACCACAGTGCGCGGCAACCCGCCGTTAATCTGGGACTCTGCAACAACTCAGTTTACCGCAGCAGACCAAAGGTATGTTGATCCAGCTCCGGGGGTTACAGCACTAACAGAAATTACTAATTCACTGCCACCTGCTGAGTTTGGCTTTTATTACCAGAACAGAGTAGTCTCAAAGTACACAAATCATCAATTGGTTGTAAGTGATATTCTTTCGTTTCAAACGGATGTTCGGTTTAATGCCTTTACAATAAATAAAGGTGGCAATGATATCATTGTTGGATGTTTGCCGTGGATTGAAAACAAGTTTTTGGTGTTTATGCGAAACTCCATATACATGGCGTTTCTTGATCCGAGATTTGATATTACTGCCGCAGACGCAAGTGAGATTACGGTAATTACCACAGAGCTTGGTTGCTTGGCTAGAAGGACAATCGTAAATGCTGGTCAGTACGTTATGTTCCTTTCAAGCAAGGGAATCTACCTGCTTACTCCGCAGTTAGACCTTAAAGTCATCGGCAACACAATGCCATTGTCTGAGCCAATTTCTGACTTTTTTGAAGGTTTAGATTACTCAATTGTCAGCAACTCAGTTGCAACGTACTACGACAATAGATTTTTTATAGCACTTCCAATTGATGATCTTGCTAATCCGACAGCAAGAAATAATAGAGTTATAATTTACAATAACCTAAACAAAAACTGGGAAAGCATAGATGTTTATCCAGCAGGCCTTAACGCAGACAACCTTGTTGTTGCTTCGTACCAGTTTCAAAAGAGGCTATTTATCCTCACCAACTTTACTGGCGCATTGCAGTTTGGCGGCGTTTTTTTGACTGAAGAGCTTGAAGATGGAGACTTCTACACCAACGCTTCCGCAGGCGTGACGCTGCCGTTTGCATTACCAGTAGACCTAAACGTGGGGAGTCAGCTTATTCCGATTAACTCATTTGTACGCACTCGCGAGTTTACGATGGAATCGCTGTCTGAAAAGAGATTTAGCCGTGGAGAGTTTCAGTTCAACAATGTGCAGCAGGATGCAGTTGCTATCTTTGCTAGCGCGCATGATCCAGACGCTACTCAAGAAATCCTTGGGTATCAGTTTTCCGGCAACTCAGATGGAACATTGCGGCCTCGTGTTGCGATGCGGGGATCGGGGATTGACTTCACAATACAATTTTCTTCTGGCAGACCTGCGTTAAAAGGTGTAACAATTTATGGCATTGGCGCGAATCGGCCAATGGTTAGTCAGGAGTAATTATGGCTCAGATCAACAAAGGTACAACTTATTCAACGACCAATTCAACGGTTTCTGTAACAAACCTAAACGCGCATGTGGACAATGCGACGCTGTTGCCGGGTTCCATATCAGATCAAGTTGACCTTGGTGCTAATGTCGATCCTAGCTTGCTTCAGATTTCTGTTCTGTCTAGCGGGCTTCTTAGGAAGGCAACCGTATTGCAGGCGCTTGGTGGAATTAACACGTCAAGTTTGCTTGTTAAGGCCAACAACTTGTCTGATCTTACAGACACAACAGCAGCTCGCACTAATATTGGCCTTAGCAACGTAGAAAACAAGTCTTCTGCCACCATTCGATCCGAGATAACCAGCGCAAACCTTACGTCGCTGTCTGCCGCAAACGTAACCGCAGCTCTTGGGTATACGCCAGCAGCAGGAGGCGGCACTGTTAGCGCGGCAAACGTACTGCCCGGATTAACGTCTGCGCAGATTACTGGCCTGTCAGCATCTCAGATTGGCCCAGGGATTACGTCTGCACAGGTATCCAGCATTGCTTCTACTGCTCTGCCAGCTTCTGGTGCTTCTGGTGGTACTTACGGCAGCAATGCTTTAATCCCGCAAATTACGGTTGATGCTCTTGGCCGGATCACCTCAGTAACTAATGTTGGCATTTCTGGAGCCGCAGGTGGCACGGTTACTTCAGTTGGAGTAGCTTCAACCACACTTGCTGTCACAAATAGTCCAATTACTAGCAACGGTCAAATAGGCGTAAACTTGCAGGCTTCCGGTGTGACTGCCGGGACTTACGGGAGCGCAGCCTCGGTGCCTGTAGTGGCTGTAAATGCAAATGGAGTTGTTACTGGGGCAAGTAGCCAGCCTGTTTTGATTGGGGCAAATCAAATCTTGTCAGGAATTACATCGGCTCAAGTTGTTGGCTTGTCTGC